AAGCAGAATTGCAACGTTCATAACTTTTAGCAAAAGCTAGTGCTACTTCTTGAGCATCTTGTAATGCTAAAAACTTTTCATATGAAAAATCTTTTTGATAAGCGCGCCCAAAAGTATTAATTTCATATTCAATAGTATCTCTTAAAAAATCACATTGCTCTTGTAAACTTCCACCCACAATAGAACTATAATATGTGGTATTCCATTGGCACATTCCATAATGAACTTTGCCACCATATAGCCAATATTGAATATCTAAAGTATTACCTCCAACTTCAGCCATTATATTTCCTAAAATACCAGCAATTACATAATTATTATATCCTAAATTTTTTAAATATAACCAAATTTCTGTTGCTACTGGATAATCTGTTTTTCTTTCTAACCAGAAATTATAATCATTTGTATATTTAGTATATAATTCATGTGCTTCTTCCCATTCTCTTTTGGCTAATTGAATAATTAAATGATTATCTTCATATCTAAGAGCCCGAGCCATTTCTGCCATTTGATGAGCAATTTCTTTTTTATCCTGATAGTAAGAAATTTTTGTTGTTAAAATTTCTAAATCATCGGTTTCAATATATTCATGTGGAATAGTTTTTTCTGTTGAATATACTGGTTCACATTCTTCAGCCGGTACATCAGCTACACAAGTTGAAACTGGTGATAATATAATTGGTTCATCAGCTTTAATTAAAGTAGTATTTGGATTTATGTGAAAGAAAATAGATAAAGTTAAAGTGAATACAATAATATATTTTTTCATAATTTTTCTCCTAATATTTCTATTAGGTCTATCGTGTTTTAAAAATAGTATGTTTGTTTTCCTGTAATTTCGTAATCTTCTATAATAATTTGCGGACTTACAATACCATTCCAAATATTTCGCTCGCATTTGCCAACGATATTAATTGTTACACAACCTAAATTAGAATATAAAGATTCATATTCTTCTTTAGACGACCTGAATTTAATTAAACTCATCCCATTTGGAAGTGTAATCTTTAGAGTAGGATTTTTATCTTCAGACATTAACTTTAAATTTTCATTATTAATTTTAATATTTTCAATCGCAATTAATGGTTCTTCTACTCCTTGACCCCAAATTGTTTTTAAGTTGGCTAATTCTAAAACATCATTAACATTCATGTCATTATGATTAAAAATATAATCAACTTTATAACTAGGGATAAACTCAAAATCCTTTAAATTATCATTAGCATATTCAATAAACTTATCAATTCTATCATTTGTAAAAGCGCATCCAAAGGCTTGAGCATGACCTTCCGCAAATTCGTCAAGATGGCTTGATATAATAAATTCTCTAAAATTATCAAATTTAGAATTACTTAAACCTCTACCAGAACCTTCCCAAGAATTATCATCTTGTTCATTTAAAAGTAATACTGGCTTTTGATATTTAGACATTAATTGATTTGCGATTAAGCCTGTTAAATTCTTATCAATAGAATATTTTTTTGGTAATTGAATTACTAAAATTTTATTTTTTAAAAGATTTTGTTCTTGAATGAGATTTTCAATTATTTCCAAGCTCGTGTCTCTTGCTTTAGTTTGTCTATTTTTAATATTAGAGCAATTACGACAAGCTTGTTCTACCCTTGTCTCTGTTTGACCTTGACATCCACGCTTAGTTGAAGAAATCATTTTATAACCTAAATGGTCTAACATAGATTCAAATAGAATTAGCTTTTCATTTTGCGTGCCAACCCGAATGGTTGCGTTGACATAAGGAGCAATATAAAAAGCTATACCGAATGGTGTTAACTCACCTTTTAATGAAAAGGCTTGTTTATCTACCATTCCTTTAAAAAATGGATTACGAACTTGTTTAATACCACATCTAATTAAATGTGTAGTTTCAAAATCTCGTAAATCCATCATATCTGCTACCATACCAAGAGCAACTAAATCAAGAAATTGATTAGCATAATCTACATCTAAAAGTTCATCAATATATGAACAAAATTTATAAACCATACCAACACCAGACAGTGATTTTGTAGGATAATCACATAGTTGATTATTAATTACGCAGGCATCTTCACATTCATATTCAGCTTCATGATGGTCAATAACTAATACATCTATATTTTTAGATTTTAATTCTTTACATTCATCATAGCTATTGGAACTAGAATCTGGAGCAATAACTAATTTAATGTTATTAGTAATAGTTTCTGGAATTATACCATGCTGTTTTCCAGTATGTAATCTATAGTAGATATGATTTGACACAAAAGATGGAAATAAACAATTTAAATAGTTTATAAGAGCGGCAGCGCTTGTGAAGCCATCAGCATCACTATCTACTTGAATCATTATATCATCATTTTGTGCTATATGTTTAATAAGCATTTTAGCTCCATTATTAATATTTTTAATTAAAGAAGGAGATAAAATGTCATTATCAGTTGTATTGAGGTAATGCTATACCTCTGCCAGAGGAATTCCTCTATTTGTTAATACTCTCTATACCGCAGTTAATTTTATTTTTTGTGGAATAGATGAATCTATAAGCTTATATTCCATATTTATCACTCCTATTTTAATAGAAATTATAAGCAGTAAAAGGAGGAGCGCTTGTACTAGGTCTAATGATATTATGTCTTATTTCTACTGGAATATTATTATCTATATAAGATATATTACATTTAACGCCACGACTTAATTCAGTAGCTTTTTTTACCATCCAGTAATCGCCATTAGTAAAATGTACTTCATATTTATATTTATTACATTGTACATCTTCAATAATATTTTCACCATAATATCGTACATAACTGTCTATAATTTCAGTTAATTTATTACAAGCATATTCAAATGTATTTCCCCAAACTATACCTTTCATAAAATTATTCTCTCCTTAAACAATTGTAAAAATTTATCCATTCCTTCATCTATTGGACTTGCTTTATAATTAGTTATCATATTTTTATCAAAAATAAATGAAATATTTACAAAATTCTTATATTTAGAATATAATTGTAATAAATTCTTTTTTAAGTGTTTAAATTCATCATCGCCTATTTGTTGAAATTGTCTGTCAAAAGCAACAATAATTTCTTGCACTCCCATTTCTATTAATAATTGAATTTGATAAGATGAAATACTACTACCACAACAAGAAACACTAATATCATTTTCTTCACCGAAATAAGAACGATATAAAAGATTAGATTTTTCGCCTTCAAACACAATAGCTTTTTTCATAATTTTAATATTATCTTTACTGTGATTTAAATTGTATAAATTCATTCCAAGAGGATGATTATATAACTGTTTATTAACTTTAATTGGCCTATATTTTCCATATCGTTCAGCATCATCGGCGCAAAGTGTGCGGCCGCGCAGCCCCACGAATCTATTATCTTTATCAAAATGAGGAATCGTGATTTGGTCGCCTCCTGGATAATAACCAATACGAGCATTTTTCATTGTCTCTAAACTAATTCCTTCTTTAATCCAAGGACTAATTATTACATTATAATTAAATCTATCAAGAATATTATTATCATATTCTTTTAAAATAATATTATTAGTTTTTAATTCAATTTCTTGAATTCGTTCATAATTAGAAAAATATTTCCAATCTTCTAAATCAGATTGATTATCTTCTTCTATAGAACCAGAAATACCAAATTTTTGAGCAATCCAACGAATAGCATCATTTAAATCAAATACTTGATTATGTTGAATTTTCATAATTTTTATAACTAATTCAAAAATATCAAAATAAGCATCACAACCAGTATAACATTTAAATAAATTACTATTTTCATAATAATATAATTTTCTACTTCCTTCTCCGGGGTAATTATGGCAAATGGTGGAGGATAAAATGCCAAAATTTGAATATTCTGGTTCTCCTCCCCATTCTTGTAATAAATCATATATATTATGAATTGTTAAATTATCTCTAATTTCATTCTTATCAAATACTATCATTAAAAAGTTAATACGCGGGTAACAGGTCTAAGAAGACCATATTGCTCATTGACTACCTTACAAAGATATTCATTAGGACGCATTTTCTTATCAAGCCCATCACGACTTCTTAAAAGTTCCTTAGCTAATTCTTCAGGCATCTTATACTCAAAATAAGCATTCTTGTTTTCCATAATTATTACCTCTCTTATTCATTATATTCAAAAGCTGATTCTTCATCTAATTTAATTTTGATATCTTTCATATCTATTAATTCATAATCATATGAAGTACAAAACATAGGTTGAATTCTACAACAACCCAAATCTGCTTTACACCATAAATAAACACCTTTATAACGTCCTCGTCTATTTTTATAAACAGACAATTTAATTGTGGGTTTATCAAAAACATTAGTTGCTAAAATTGTTTCTAAAGCTTGAATATCTTCTTCTTTTACATTTAATAAAATCGCACCCACGTCAATTTTATCGGCAATTGCTTTAGCACCTCTCAGTAATGTTTGGTCTGGAGTTTTTGATTCGGCAAAATCACCATTTAACTGCGTTGCTGACATAATAAACACTCCATATTGATTACAAATATCTTTTAATCGTGTAGATAACATAAATAAAATATTATCTTCACGCAATTTAATACCGCCACTTCTTCGCGTTATTTCTTCAAGAATTTTTAAACTTGTATGAATATAGTCATGAAAAATATAATATACATCATGGTCACGAATATTTCTTTTAATTGTATTTTCTACATCTTTTAAAGAAAAATCTGGCAATTCTTCTACATAAAGTGGAGCATTAGATAAGATTTTAGCTGCTTCTAAAACCCTTTCTTCTTCATTACCATCATATTGACCATTTAAAATATGCTCTTCATTAACATTAGATATAAAAGCTAACATCATAGTTTGAACTTCTTCAAGTTCCTGTTCTGTTGTAATGAACAATACTGGTCTATTAACACCACAACTAATCCATCCAAAAGATTCATCATAAATTTTATTACAAGCAATATAACAAGCATCAGCTATCATACTTCTTGTTTTTCCAACACCTGTAGCTGCTGAACGCAAATAAAATTTTTTTAATCTTGCTCCACGAGTAACTGTATTAATCAATGGTCCATATAATGGAACACCAACTTCTGGATGTTGTTTAAATTTATCAATCAATTCAAAAATTCCATCGGCGGCTTGACTGGCTTCTCCATCACTATCATCCACATATTGAAGTCTAATATTATCAATTTTTTTATCAACTTGGTCAGCAATCTCTTCAAGATTTACATTATCCAACCAATCTTCTTGAATTTGTTTCTTTTTTACATCAAGAATATTATTTGGGTCATATAAATCAGAAATATCAATGCCGCAATTATCATAAGCTCTTAAAAGAGTGAACTTTTTTAATCTATTATAATAATAATCAAATGTTGAACTCATACAAGTTTCAGCAGCTTTTAAAATCCACTCTTCACCTTTTTGTTGTTTATATATTGCCGCACTTTTTGGTCTATTGGATAGAAAATCTGATATATTTTCTAATGTAATTTTTTTTGCTCCCAATTCATAAATTTTATAAATTGCTCCAAAAATTATACGATGGAATTCATCTGGAAAATCTTCATCTGTAATAATATATTTATCAGTAAAATCTAAAATTTGCGGTGTATTATATACACATCCAATTACTTGAATAATTGCTTGTATATCTACATATTGTGATGCCATTAAACATCATCCTCCTATTCTTCATCCAAAAACGTAAATAATTTTCTTTTTGGCTTAATTTTTCGTTTTGGAATTGGAATAATTATTTCTTGTACTTCCGGCACATATTCTTTAATTACTTTATTTTCATTTTTTTGTTTAGCTTCCCATAAGCTATAATAATAATTAAAAGCATTTTGATACACATATGGAACTATACCTATACCACCATTTGCTTTTTCAATATCACCATTTTTAACTTCATAATGATAAACTAATGCTTTTTGAATTCCAGAATATGTATATTTATAATTATTTATATATTCATTAATTTGTTTACGAATACGAGCATCCACATATGAAATATTAAATAATTTCATAATATAATTTTCTAAATCATTTTTTTCTTTTTCAAGTTGTTCTTGTTCTTTTTGCTTTAAATCAAAACAATTTTTATGAGCATACCGACGAGAACTAGTATTTATATATTGTTCTGTATTAGCATCAAATTGCTAACCGCAAATAGAACATTTTACTAAATGTTTAGCCATTGAATACTCCTTTCATTTTTATATTTTATATAAATATTATACCATATTTTTATATAAAAATCAAGGCAAGATTTTTCAACCTTGCCTTTTATATTTATTAACCAAGTAATTCGTCTTTAATTTCCAAAACAATCAAATGAATAAATTCAGCTTGGTCTCTAGTTGTTTCAGCAATTTTCTTACCCTTACCAAGATATTTATCAATAATCTGAGTAATACGAGGACCAAAGAAATTGGGGTCTTTATTCATTAAATCACCGACAATAGCTTGGAATTCAGCCATAAGAGCATCGTAATCATATTCATTAAGAATTACATCAGCATTTCTCTCATTTGTAACATAAGCATTGTTGGTTGCGGCGGCTTCCTTATCAATAGCCTCAGTAAGAGCAGCGGTAAGTGCGTCATAAGTAAAATCAATTTCAGAAGCAATATACTTAAAACGACAACCACAGCGGACACTATTATCACTAGAACGAAGCGTTAATACCATACGAGTATTTCCGTTATCATCAACTTTAGGATGCGCATAACCAATAATGTCACTCATATTTTCAATAATAGCAAGAGCAGAAGACTGGATAGAAGAACCAATTTGCTGATATTCTTTAGAATTCTGCGGAGAAATTGTCTTTTCTTTATCATGAGAAATAAATACTACCGCATAACCCAATTGAGTTAAAGTTCTAAAAACATCTTCAAATTCTTTCTTATACTTAGACCAACCATTGGTACTCCAACCGCCATCACCAATATTTTCAATACCAAGCTGATTACAGATATATTTCTGACAGCATTCAGCAGCAATATCGGCAGTATCAACAATAATACTCTTATAAACTTCCTTTACTTCTGGCCTCTTTAATTCACGAACTACCTACTTCATATCGCCCCAGCTAGTAATATCCTGAGCGATTACACCAGGTAGAGCATTATATCCTCGCTCAAAAGCAAGAAGTAGTGCTCCAGGCATCTTTGAGCCAAATGTGGTTTTACCACACTTGGCAGGCCCATAAATAAAGGTAATATAGCCACTCAAATCGCGGCTTACTTTGTGAGGAGTCAAACCTAAAAGATTAATAGCCATTTTTAATTACCTCCATTTAATTAAAACTTAAAAGTATCATTAGAAGCAGCCTGCGGAATCGCATTCTGACTAGCCTTATATTCTTCCTGACGCTGCTTAACAGTAGCCAGATAAGTTTCACGAGCAGCCATTGCTTCCTTCAATTCAGTAGCAGTAATACCACTATCATCATCCCAAAGATAAGGCTCCTTGGCAGCACCAGTAATTACAAAATCACGATGAGAAGTAGGCGTTTCCTTAACGAGAGTATCACCAAACGCAGATTCCTCAGTAGTCTTTTTTACAATAGTTTCAGAAATCTAACGACCCCAAATCTTTGTAAACACAGGATTACTCTTAGAAGCATTCAAATCTTCAAAATAATTCATTGCATTAGGATTAAGTGCAGTAAATTCAAAAGGAAGAAGTGCCTTACTAAAATCAAAAATATAACCCTTAACAACTACCTTTTCAGGCTGCTCCTTTTCAGGATTTGCTTCAATACGTGCCGCACCCTCAATAAGCATATCGCATTCAAAAGTATTGCGAGTCTTTTCATCTTCTGCCAAACTATCAGTAAGATGTACAAAACCGCCTTCATTGCGCTTAGCACTTACCAATTCATCTGTTCCATTTCTATTGGAATAAAATTCATTCAGTCCAAGAGCAGAATCAATTCTTACCTTACCTGCCTTATCAGGACCATCCTTCATATAAGTTCCAATAGCACCATCAATAATTGCTTTAAGAGTTGTATAGGTGGCATTCGGAGAACCCTTCTTTGTAGTTGCAGTTACATATGAAAAATGAACAGGAACAACATTAGTTACTGCGTTATCAGTTGCTACACTCAAAGTACCGGAAATAAATTCAGTTCCAGGATTCTTAGACTGCTTTCCAGAAACCTTAACTTCAAGAGCGTGTTCATAAATAATACCTTCAATATGTGTCTTATTAATAAGATTAGCTTTCATAATTTAATTTTCTCCTTAATTAATACATTTTTTAATTAATTTCAATATTTTTTCCATTTTCAGTTAAAGAATAAATTGTGGGGTCTTGACCTACTTTTTCTACAAAGCCATCTGTTACAAGTTTTCTCATAGCTCCTGAAACTGTTTTTGAAGAAATAAAAAGTCCTTCTCCAATATCCTTTGCTTTCCAATTTTCAGTATCAAGATTATCTTTCATATACTGAAGAACAAGTTTACCATTGTCTGTAAACATTGGCTTCTCAGTTACCTCAATATTTTTAAATACTTTCCAATAAGCCAATGCTTCTTCGTTCATTGGAGTAGGATATGCTTCAATTGCCATTTCAACATACTTAATAAATTCTGCTTTTTTAGACATTTTAAAACTCACTTTCAAATTATCTTTTTTAATTTTCTATAAATATTATATCATATTTTTTTATAAAAATCAATTAAGAGTTTTTTAATTCATCAATAAAGATAAATTGTTGAGCATATGGAAGTGAGCGAGCCATTTTAATAAAACTTTCAGTTATAAAATCATCTCCATCGCCAGACCATTCAGTTAATTTGTGAAATCTACGCTGACTAGGAGAGCACATTGCATAAGCATTTTCATATGTGAATGTACAAGTGCGTGTTTGAAGCCATGCTTGAGAATTCCATCTAACTAATTCTTTCCAATATCTTTTATCATTTGTATCATTATATCGCTGACGTAAAAATTCAAGAAATGGAATTAAATGATTCTCTGCCATTAAGGCAATATCTGTATCTTCAATTTGAGGATTATAATCATCAGTTTCAAAGCAGTCAATTGTAATTGGTTTGCTCGTAAGTTTATGCATAGTGCTTGTTGAATTAGCTACCGTTCCTACTTTGTAGGTGTCATATTCTTTCCACCAATATAGAGGAGCAGTAATGTCAACACAAACCATGATTTGCCGCATAAATTTACGGTGTTCAGAACCTGCTTTAATCAAAGTTTGCGCAAGTTTCATATCTTTTGGTCCAATAGCAGCATATTCATAAAGACCTCTATCTTCATATATAACTACATCTTTTAAAAATTTATCTAAATCTACAGAAGTAATAGTAGAACATTGTAATTCTTCATTGTAATTATGCTTATTTAAGACATCGGTTGCTACATCTACTACATTATCCCAATTACCTAAACCAAACTAACTATCACTTAAATGCCAAGACTCTTTAGGGTTGCGCATTCCACGCAGTGCGCCTTCAAAATTAAATACTCTAATATTTTCAAATTTCACTGTTAATCATCCTCACTTAAAGTATATCCAGCAATAGAATTTTTATAACAATAATGTTGAGTTAAACGTTTCATAAACATTTCTAATTCATCAATATAAAAAATTTTATCTTCTTCCCATTCATCTAAATGGTCTTCAATAAAATCTGAATAAGAAACAAATTCAATACCAATGATACCATAAGCTTTAGCCTTTTCACTTAAAGCAATTGGATTTGCGCAAATAATTGCGCCATTTGTTTCTTTTGCTTTAAGCATAAGCTTTTTTGTCTTTCCACTTCCGCGGGAATCAATAACTCTAAACATATTATTTGTTACCTCGTGTCATATTATAACCAAATGTTTCACTTTGATAATATTTAATCCAAAATTTTTCTTTTTCATTAAGTTGCGTTCTATCACATTCTTCAAGAATTTCAAAAGAGAAATTTTCTACTTTATCACTTTTCATAGCAGTATATAATTTATTGTTTGAACCATCAATACCTAAACCAGCTTTAATATGTGTTTTAAATCTATCAGCAATATTAACTGATTGTCCTATATAACACATTTGATTATTTAAATTAGTAATTTTATAAATACCAATTTTATTTTCTGTACCTATTAATCTGCCAATTAAATCACTTGTAGGTTTTTCATAATAAGTTTTCCAAATAATTTTATTTAATGGTTCTTCATTTCTTAAATAAGGAATTATTGAACGCAATTTTTCAATTTCATTTTTATCTGTATCAGATAATTGTATTTTATAAAATTCTTTTTTATTGTTTTCTTCTAAAGTTCTTTTATTCGCTTGAATAGCCGCATTTACAATAGAAGTCTAATCATTAATTTTTTGTTCCAAAAGAGATAAAGTATCCTAATGCTATTTTATAGTTTCTGCGGTTTGCTGCGCAAGTTCTTCCATTAAATTAAAATATTCTTCTTCACATTGCT